GATGCAGAGCGCATCATTCAAATAAACGATATCCCGGACCCCGCGCGCGTTGAAGGGGAGATACTGATCTATGCGTGATTCATTGCAGCTGCAAATTGGTTCGGTGACAATCGAGAACTTTTTGAGCTACTCGATAGCATCGGACATCTACACCGCTGACGACGCATTTAGCATTGAGCTGGGCAGGCCTGAATTTGAGGTGCCGCTTGGGTCAGAGTGCACCCTGAAAGTAAACGGTGTGCCGGTGATGAGCGGCATCGTTGATTCGGTAACAAAGTCCTATTCAAAATCTGGGCGGTCCTATTCCATCGCCGGGCGCGATTTGATGTCACTTGCGGTTGATAGTTATTGCGAGCGGTTTATCTCTCTCGCGGGAAAGCGGTTGGCCGACATTGCCAAGTCACTTTTTGAAACGGTCCCAATCCTTAATCGAAAACCGATCGTTTATGATGCCGGAATAGAGCGGCTTTCTGTCCCAGCCACATTTGAGGCGGTATCACCTGGGCAAACGGTTTTTCAGGTGCTTCGCGACATCGCAACCAGCCGCGGGGTGTTGTTTTATTGCCGCCCGGATGGGACCATCGTTTTCAGCCGTCCCAAAAATAGCGGGCCCGCTCCTTTTTCAGTGCGGGTAACCGCGCAGGGCAACGAGTCGGGGGTTATCGAGGGGCGGGCGGTGCGCAGCTGTGCGCAGCACTACCGAAAGATCATCGTTATCGGGCAAAAGCAGGGGGGGGAGGATGATTCAGCAGAGGATATCAACATTCTGGAAACCATCACCGACGATGAAGCCCCCATTGCCAAAACAATTGTTGTTACCACAACCGATGGCGAAGCACCACAAAAGATTGGCGCAGTAATAAAAGAGCAGAATCGCTACCAGGCCTATCAATACGAGTACGCATTTGCAGGGCACACCCAGCGTGGGCACGTATGGCGGCCAGAGCTGTTTTGTCAGGTGTTCGATGATGAGCTGGGCATTCAGCAGCCGCTCTATATCTACGGCTGCGACTACAGCATGAGCAAAAGCGATGGCGTGAGAACAACCGTCCGCATGGGCCTCCCTGGGGTGATGGTATGAACATAATTCGTGGGATAATACAGTCGGCGGTTGCCTCTGCATCAAAGCTCATGCGTATCACTGCATCCGGACGCGCAGGAGAGACGATAACCAGCCGAGAGGCAGTGCAGCAGTATGGACTCCAGTCCCGCCCCAAAAGCGGCTCTGAGTGCGTTATGCTGCAACATGGTGATGTGATTTTGATTGTTGCCAGCGATGATCGGCGGTACCGTCTCGCCCTGAACGAGGGGGACGCTGTTTTGTATAGCGGCACAGATAACTATGTGCGGTGCAAAGGGGATGGCGGGATTGAGGTTTCCAGCAGCGGGCCGGTTACCGTTCAGGCTGGTGATATCCGGCTTGGTAGCGAAACTGCCGCAGAAGTGCGGGCGCTGGTGGATGCTCGATTTGTGGATTTGTTTAACACGCACGTTCACGCATCCACTGGGGCACCTCCAACCCCGGTCGTTGCGGCCACATGCACAACCGCAGCAGTAAAGGGTAAATAATGCTTGACACGAAAATTACCATTGCGACCAACGCGCTGCCAGACATCGAAAACGAGCTGACCGACTCGCTGCACAACAACATTTTCCTATCGCTCACCATCGAGCGGGGGGCGTGTTTTTGGAATCCCCAGTTTGGGTGCCGCCTCTATCTGATTAAAAAAATCACCGCAGAGTCAATGCGCCTGGCAGAGCAGTATTGTGCGGAAGCTTTGAAGTGGCTGATTGATATAAAGCGGGTGACGGAATTTGATATCGTTGTCGAGCGCGATCCGGTGGACAAGTACCGAATGAATATCGGCATCACCGCACACAGAAAATCAGGAACTCAGTTTGAAACCTCAATGCACTACAGCATAGTATAAGGTGACATCATGCCAATCGCCATTCGGACATTCGACCAGATTTTAAACGGGATTCTCATCGATTATCAAAATCAAATCCCTGATATCGACATCTCCCAGGGGACACTCACCTACATAAAGGCTGCGGTGCTTGCCTCTACCATTTGGAATCTTGAGCGGATGCAAAAATACATCGCCGATGAGCGTTGGCCCGATGGAACCAGCCGGGCAGCCCTTGAGCGGTGGTGCTCAATTTACGGGGTTGCCCGCAACAGCGGCGAGGGTGATGCCTCTCTTTTATCGCGCCTCCTATCGCGCATCCAGCAGCCACCAGCGGGCGGGAATCGATACGATTGGCCACGATGGGCAAAAGAGGTTTCGGTCCAGCACACCACCAACGGAACAACATTCACCGAGTTGGTGCAGAACGCCTATGTTTACGAGAACCTGCGCGGGAGCGGGACGGTAACGGTTGTTATAACCGCAGATCTTTCAAACGCTCCAGCCTGGGTTTCCGGCGTTGCGTATTCTGAGGGCGAGTTCGTGGTTTATAACTCAAAGCCATACCTGTGCATCCAGACCCATTCTACCGCACAAATCCCAGCATCGAGCGATGATTATTGGGAGGATTACGAACAGGGGGCATCTGATGAGCTGCTCGAAGAGATCACCGACTATCTTGATACCCGTAGGCCGCTTGGCGTGTGGGATTACATCGTGTTGGCACCGGTGCGGAATACTCAGAGTGTGTCCATGCAGATTTTTGGCGCCGACGCGGTTGAGGATGTGATTCGAGACGAGATTGAAAGCTACATGAAAAACATTGAGCCTGGAAAGCCTCTTTACAGATCGCAGTTGGTCGCAATCGCGGTGGAGAACGGCGCAGATAACGCTGTGGTGAATAGTCCTTTTGAGGATGTTACCTGCGAGGCGGGGCCGTTGATATTCGAGCGCATTTGGCCGGACACATTAACCGTTGTGAGTGTGTGATTATGAAAATACTACAGCTGTGGTTTGGAGAAAAAGCACCGGAGCACGTTTTGGAGTGCATGCGACACAATCAGTCTCTCGGGCATGAATACTGCCTATGCTCGCACTCTAATTTTTTGGGTGCAGAGCGGTTTGTGTGCATCGATGATGCTTTGCAGGAGAGTGGCATTGCTGATATTGTGGCATCAATGCGCAGAGGAAACAAACTACTGGCTACCGTTGATTTGCTGCGCATCTGGTTTGCGGCGCGCGAGCGGCTGCTGTATCTGGATGCTGATTGTAAGCTGGTCGGTGACATTGGGGCCCTTGGTGACGACACTTGGTTTGTTCGTGATAAGCGCACGGGGATGATGCTTGACTATTATGCCATCTATAGTGGAGACTCTTCATTTTGCGCGGAAATGCTCGGTGATATACTCAAAAACGTGAAGGCTGTAGGTGGTTACAGGGATTTTGAGTGCTTTCGATATATCAACCGCAACGCGCAAGCGGTAATGCAGTTCGACCCTGCCAACTTTATGCACCTTGAGAACCGGTCATGGAGGCATGGATGAGCACCTTTTACTTTGATATCACAGAGGGGTATGATCCAATCGAATATGGACCATACATGCACTTGATGACAAAGGAAGATCCTGGTTGTTGGGATGATTTGTTAGAGTTCACTCGTGCAGACGCAGATAATACAACAGACATCGTGATCTACGGGTTCCGTGATATTACCGAGCCTGTTGCGTTCGTTTATAATGGCGGGGATCAGTTTTTTGGAATAAAATTCAATGGCTGGGATCGTGCAGACGGCTTTGCCCCATGGGGTATAACTGGTAGCTATATACTATTCCCAAAATCTGCAAGTGTTACTAGATTTTGCACAGATGATGCTATTGTAAATAATCATTATTACAACACAACGCTAAAGTGCAGCTACTTGAAAAGCAATTCGCCTATAATGCTAAGCTCGGTGGTATCTGCTTACGGAAGCACCTTTTCTGCCCCAGTGTTCGACATGGGATATTCTGAAACAGACCATGACCAATACTCTTTTGTGGGCTGTGTTTTTGATGTCGGGGCGTTCAGCTCGTTGTTTGCGCAGGATTGGGTCACCGGGGGGATCTCATTTCGTGATTGCGTTTTTATTGGCACGACTCAGGGTGATATTGAGACAGATTTGAGCAATGTGCAAAATCTTGAGATCACAAACTGCACGTTTGTTCCTGCGGTTTCGTTTGCATTCCCTGATGCCGGCAACGTTTCGGCGCTGTCACTGGATTACAACAAATCCGGTCTGGCAAAAGTGGCTCCTGAAACATTTTCCACCGAAGAGTATGATTTTGGCTTCGCGGATTCTTACCGGGACGGCTACGGTGCGTGGTTTTTTTCGATACCACCAGACAATGCGCACTTCCCAAAGCGCAACGAAATAAACATGCTTTTCCCCAACAGGTATCGGTGATATATGTTCCATTTTGGGCAGACATTCAACGCTGAAATTGATGTTGAAGCAAGAGCCTTGCTGATTGTTGATGGTTTGGCAAAAACGCTGCGCGATGAATTATCACCAGATGGCGCAACAGCAGCGGGCACTCTGGAAGATTGGGAGAGGCTCGTTGGGATAAACGGCGGTGCCAGCGTCCCAAGCGATGGAGATCGGCGCAATGCGATTATCGCGAGCCTCAGAGCAACAAACACCATGACGGTTGCGGCATTTGAGAGCATCGCCGGGGGGTTTGGCTATACGATTGGGCCAGCCGGAACGCCAGGCAAACACCTGCGCATTGTTGAGGGGGACCAGTGGCCAGCCTTTCGCGCGGGAATATCAAAGGCGGGAGATAAGGTCTACAGTGTTGTTTCGGGAGACTACACCCCCTACACCGTGCGGGTGTATGGAACTGACGTAACGACAAACTCAGAGTTGCAGAGAATTTTTAATAAGGCGAAACCAGCGGGCATAACATTTATTTTTGTCAACGAATAGGAATTATCATGTTAGCAAAAACGACTTTTATTGACGGCACGACAGTTGAACCTGCGTGGCTAAACAGTATCCCAGCACTCAATTGCGAACCGCTTCCAAATTATATTGGCGGTCTTGATATGTTTTATAGTGGTACTGACAGTCCTATTATAGGTGTTAGACCGGGCATTGCTACAAGCTGGGGGGGGGCGGAATATGTGACACTTAGTAGCACTTGTTATAAAAATATTGAAAGCACGTGGGCTGCTGGAAGCGGATCGGGAGGTCGGCCTCCTGCTGTTTCCCTGCAAATTAATACATGGTACCATGTATTTGTGATACGCAACACCAATACAGGGGCTAATGATTGCGGCTTTGACACAAGTCTTTATGCTGCAAATTTGCTCCAATATAGCGGGTACAATTTGCATAGGAGGGTTGGGTCAGTGTACTATCTCAGCTCGGTTAATAAAATAACGCCTTTTTTGCAGTATGGTGACAAGGTGTTATACAAACATTTGCTCGTTGATGATCTGGTTAGCCTACCTGCAGACGGTATACATCGATTTCGCCCTGCGTATTCGCCACCCTGCAAGGTGGATCTGATATGCAAAACCAAGTTAACTGGCGGGGCCGCCCATGTGTGGCCTTGTGGGATTAACGATGTCGGAGGCCTTGGCGGAGACTTTGCTGGTACTGAGGATTTTGCCAGCGTTGCTCCATTTGGTTATGCGGTAGTTTCGACTGACTATGAAGGGCGTATTAACGCCAGGCGCAATGCTTCGGTCACATCATGCAAACTGCTTGTGCTTGGTTACTATGACCGTCGGGTTTTAGAGTAATAGAACCATTGATTAATCGCCCAATAATTGGCCATTAATCGCCAAAAAAAAATATCATTTGAAGTGTAAAATCGTCTCGTTTCAGGTGTCGCGTTATATCAGTCCCGTGCGATACCCTTATTGTTTTGATGAGAGCGCGACCTCCGTGCGCTCAAGTACCTTCCCTATCCTGTCTACCATATCATTAAATAGCTTCTGGGCCATATCGGCTTGGCCACGGTAGTAAATCGCGTCTTCTTTATGATTAAGACCTTCAGTTGGTGCATTCGCTGCGTTTTCACATTGTGGTTTTTGTGCAATAAAATGCCCCAACTCTGACAACCTGCTCCAGATCCACTCTGGTATTTCTCGCTCTTTTCTCTCGTAATTCCCAATCGCGCCAAAAGTAATCCCGCCAATCATAGCTGCAAAAGCTTTCTGATCCATGTGTAAGCGGGCTTTGCGGATATAACGGAGCGTTTCAGGAGTTTTTTCCATACCCCTCCAAAAAATGTTTGCACAATTTGCCCGGAAATAAAAAAAGCCGGATCGCGCCTAAACCTAAGAGCGCTACATCCGGCATCGCGAGATGCTACAAACCGCGTCGCGTGAGATTACAAAGAGTGTACGGTGTTTTCAGCACAAATGTATTGCGCTGGCGCGCAATTTGTGGTATATTTTCATTGTGTGCAACAATTACATGCAAACAAAGATAAGTGATGCAACTCTCATTATATCAAAAAACGCTCAGTGAGTTAAACAGCAATATGCAATCTAAACAGCGCAAGCAAAGTACCAGATGTTGTGGGGAATCCATTAAAACAAACGCGGGAGGTGAGTGTATGAAACCGAAAGTTGACGGTGTCCAGAAGCCCGAGCGGGCCAGAACTAACCTGATGGTAACCAGGGCGGTGAATCGCAGAATCCGAATTATCTGCGCATTCAACGACAAAACGGCAAACCAAGTGATTGAGGAGATGCTCAATTACCTTCATCCTGAAACATCATTTCAAACAGCGGCATAAGGGGGATTGGCGATGTTAGCAGTTGCGGGCAGAGTCGGTTGTGGACACGCGCGGTGTTTTGCGAAAATAAACAATTTGGAAATCAATTTCGACTGGACACCAGGGGACCCGCAGACCGGCACAAGAGAGGATTTTGACATTCACAGCGTGGTTGATGCTCTCGGAAACGAGGTGATGTTTAATCATCGTGAAATTGAAAAATTGCTCATTCAGTACAAACAGAAAGCGGCCTGAGAGTGAGCACCTCCCAGACCGCCAATCACAAACACAATACGAAGGAAAAAATAATCATGGGAACGCAGGTAGCACAATTAAGCGCATGGAATCGCACTCGCAGTGTGAAGGCTTTGCGCCTGGTCGAGACCACAAATTTAAGCCGCGAGGACTGGCTACAGGTCCGCAGGGCTGGTATCGGTGGCTCTGATATTGCCGGAATACTGGGGATCTCCCCCTTCTCCACCCCCCTTGAAGTTTACGCCGAAAAGGTGATGGAAATTCAATCGGAAGAGTCTGAGGCGATGCACTGGGGCAACATGCTTGAACCGGTCATTGCCAGTGAATTTGCGTTGCGCCACCCCGAGTATCGGGTTGAGGCGGTGAACGCTGTTTTGCAAGACCAAGAGGTCCCGCACTTCCTCACCAACGTTGATCGACTCCTGATCGGCAGCGAGGCGAATGCAATCCTTGAGGTAAAAAACACCTCAGAGTACCTCCGCAAGCTCTGGGAGGACGAAAACACCCCTGACTACTACATGACACAGGCTCAATGGTACATGGGCGTTGCTGGCCTTCCCTGTGCATGGGTGGCGGTGCTCATCGGTGGGAACAAGTACGTCGAGCGCTACATTGAGCGCGATGATGATTTGATTACCATCCTTCGCAATCGCGCCAATGAGTTCTGGCAAAATAATGTGCTGGCAGGTGTTGCTCCAGAGCCATCCGCAAAAGATAACGACATCCTCAACAAAATCTTTACCCGCACCTACGGCGAGACGGTCGATTTGCCGGAAGGCACGGCAGCGCTTTGCACAGACCTGCTCAACATAAACGAGAAGATCAAAGATGGAACCCAGCTCAAGGAGTACTTCCAGAACCGTTTGAAACACCTGCTCGGGAATGCAGAGGTTGGGTATGTCAGCGATCGGTTTGAGGTTTACTGGGCCCCAGATAAAAACGGAACCCGCAGATTCCGGTTAAAAGAAGTTGTGTCGAAAACCACTGAAACCAAAAAAGCAGCATAAGGGGAGAATATCATGGCTAAAACAGGAGCAGAACTCGCAGCACGCCTCACGACCGCACCGGCAGCAGCAGACCCGGTGAAAACAATTGCCAATGTATTGGAGGCCATGCGGCCGCAATTCGCCGCAGCGCTTCCCAGCATCATGAAGCCGGAGCGCCTGATCCGGCTGGCAGTTACTGAGCTTCGGAAAAACCAAAAGCTGCTAGAGTGCTCGAAGGAGTCCTTCCTCGGGGCAATCATGCAGTGCGCCCAAACGGGGTTGGAGCCTGGTATTGATGGGCAAGCGTATTTGGTGCCGTACAAGGGCGAATGCACATTCATCATAGGGTACAAGGGTTTTGTCTCCCTCATGTATCGCAACCCCAAGGTGAAGAAAGTTTTTGCAAATTTCGTGTGCGAGCATGACAAGTTTGAGTACAGCTACGGCATAGACGAAAAATTCAACCACAAACCAGCATTTCAGAACCGTGGTGAAGTGATTTACTACTATGCCTATGTTAAGCTGGACGGTGGCGAATCGACCTATCTGGTAATGAGCAAGCCCGATGTAATAGCCCATGCCAATAAATACTCACCAGCTTATAATCGGCCAGGTAGCCCATGGCAGGATGATTTTGACTCAATGGCAATGAAAACCTGCCTTCGTCAGTTGGAGCGGTGGATACCTAAATCGGTTGAGTTTCGCGACACGGCTTCGCGTGATGAAACAGTGAGAACGGACATTGAAAACGATGTTTATTCATCGCCAATCACCGCGAACTCCGAAGTCGTTGGCCAGCGTGTTGACCAAGACTGCATCGATAATAGCCAAGAGCCTTTTGTAGAGTAATTCAATACAACCACTGGCGGCGGGGCCCTCTCGCCGCCACTCTCACCTTCTCTCTGGATTTTTGTGATTTATGAAAGAAGCTTACTATTTCCCGCATTACTGCAACGCGAGACACGACAGAAAGATAAAGCGCGCCGTCAAGGAGCTTGGTATAGAAGGGTACGGTATTTTTTTCATGCTTCTTGAAGTTTTGCGCGACCAATCAGACCTTAGATTCCCAATGAAAGATGTTGATTTGCTTGCAGATGAGTTTGGAACAAGCGAACAAAAGGTCCGCACAATAATATGTAATTATGGCCTGTTCAACATTGATGATGACCAATTGTTTTTCTCTCCTAAAATGCTGGTGTTTTTGCAGCCTCATTTTGCGATGAAAGAGCAGAGGAAAGAGGCTGCTATGAAGTCGGCAGATAAACGTAGGGGGAAAAAAATATCTATCGAAATGGACGGCCGTTTGAACGACCGTTCAACGGCCGTTGAAACGGCCGTTCAAATTGAAACCAACGACCGTTTGAACGGCTGCTCAACAAAGGAAAGGAAAGGAAAGGAAAAGAAAGGAAAAGAAATAAAAGAAATTAAAGGAAAAGAAATAAAACACACACAAAACGCGCGTGTGCGTGACGTGCGCGAGGCTAAAGATGCTGATTGGGATTTTGAAAAACTCGCAGACTATGAGCGTGTGAAGGAAGTCTACCCAAAAAATGGAAGCTGCCGAAATCCAGAGGCTGAGCGTGAGTTTTACACAGCACTCAAAACAGATGGTGCAGAAGCCATCATATCCGGTGCAGCAAAATACTACGCTTACTGCGCAAAGAAGTACGGCCCAAACCAGATGTGCGGCTACATCATGCAGGCAAAGAATTTTTTCAAAAACCGCCGCTATCTCGATCCGTGGGATGAGTTGGTAGCCGCTCTCTCACTGGACAGCTTCAAATCAACCACCGTGAACTCAATCGTTTTTGACGGAACAAACCCGAACAAGTACGACAACCTTGATGTCGAGGTGGTGCAAAATGGATAGCTTCCAGGCGACAGTAGAGCGGATGCTCAAGGATATCGCCGATAACGCTCCGGATGATGCGCCAGACGTTTCTGCAACTGCTCAAAAGGTTGAAGCGGCAAAGCGTCGGTTTATCGAGGCGATACCAAAAATCTACCGCAAAGCCAAAATATCCGACTTTGCAGCAATCCGCGGGATAAGCGAGTGGATTAGTAATCCAGACGGCTTCTTGTACATCAACGGGCCATGCGGATGCGGTAAAACGCACCTGAGCTATGCCATGGCAATCGAGTTTGCCCGCTCCTGGGTGGAGGCAGCGGATTTCTCAGGACCGTTCGTTGATTCAATCCCGCAGCTTCGCTACAACGCCACCTCAATTTTCAGGGAGGTTGTTGAGGCTATCAGGGACAACCGTGACACTGGTCTCATCGGAAAACTCAAAACATCAAAGCTTCCGCTGATATTCGACGATATCGGCAGCGAGAAACCAACCGACTTCGTTAAGGCCACATGGTTTGAGATTATCGACGAGCGCTATTCATGGGGATACCCAACGGTTTTCATCAGCAATCTAAACACAAAGCAGATTGCGGAAACGCTTTCGGATCGTGTGGCTTCCAGGATTGCCAGCGGCAAAGTTGTGGTAATGGGCGGCAGGGACAGGCGGGTGGAAAAATGAACGCCAAGAAGCCAAGCGACAAAGAACGCATTTTAAAGGCCCTTTTAGCCTCAAAGAGTTCTAGAGTGTTCTACCCTACCCATCAACTCGCTTTGATGGCTGGATGTGCTGCAAACAGCGTTCAGCGGGCTCTTTGGGAGCTTAGAGCAATGGGATACCGCTTTGAAGACCGCTTTTTGCCCGGAAAGAAAGAAAAAGAGTACCGTTTGGCACAAGATCATGGCTCAGTGCCAGCAAAACCAAGAACCGCCGCAGAGATTAGCAAAACGTCTTGCAAGTGCTGCGGGGTTTCCCTGTTCTACAGCCTCAAAATCGACCGATATAAACCGCTCTACCGCTGCAGCGAGTGTGGGCACGAGTGGACACAACCAGCAGAAAGGAAGACAGTAGCTTGAAAAAACTAAGAATTATCGCAATTCAGGCAATCGTCGTTTTTGCCGCATCGTTTATCGTGGCAGTGGCTTTGGCCTGGGCTGCGCTGCAAATATCCCAAACAAATTTAACCCTCATCGATTTAGGACTGGAGATTGTGCCATGGAACAACAGTATCGCATCTGCAAAATAACGGACAAGGGCTACGCTGGGCTGGTGATCGTTTGGGAAACTCCCAAAAAATCAGGAGGATGGGAGGAACACACGGTAAAAAGCTCAGACCTCCCAAGACCTGATTTCCGCACCATAAAAAACGCTCTTATCCCGGATGTTGTCGAGATCCTTGAGCTTCCGGTTGAGTACGAAAACCGGGTGAGCATCATCGAGGTTCTGTGCAAATATGAACCAGTTGGAACGGTTAATGGTGAATCTGCCCCCGACCGTATGGGAGTTCGGTTCAAGTTCGAGCGCATAATTCCAACCGCTGGAGCTGCTCTGGTGGCGGTAACTCCCGAGAAGCGTGAAAAGCCGCACAACCAGGAGAATGCGGATGTTATGAACTTGTCGGATATGTGTGTTCGTCGGCTTGAGCGCCTCTTTGAAGAGTGCGAGGCGTACATCGACGGCTACCGCATGCAGGGAGACCTGTTCAATGGCGAGGAGGATGCGGATGTTCACTAAGAGCTACGGCGCAGCCCAGAGCCGCCAGAAGCTCGGAAACCGCACTGTTGAAATTGATGGGGTAAAATTCCAGAGCAAAAAGGAAGGCGATTATTACCTAAGCCTAAAACTGCAACTACAAGCAGGCATGATAGCCGGCTTTGATAAGCAGGTCCATTTTCAAATCATCGTCAACGAGGTAAAGGTGTTCAAGTACATCGCGGACTTTGTTGTTTATCACAAAGATGGGCGGCGAGAGGTGATTGATGTCAAGGGGTATCGCGGCGGGAGCACATACGCAATCTTCCGGCTCAAAAAGAAGTGTGTCGAAGCTCAGTTTGGTGTAAAAATCGTCGAAGTTTAACGCTTAAACATTCCGAAACATTGCAAAAAGGGCACTTTTTATGCAGCAAAACGCCAAAAATATCAAAAAATGCTACACCACAGCAGAGGCAGCAAAGCTGGTCAGATGCAACCCCCAGACCATTTCGGTTTGGGTACGCTCCGGAAAAATAGAGGGGTGCAAAATTGGTCGGCGAACACTGGTTGATGCCACCGCCTTTGACCAGCGCATAACGCGGGCAGTTGCTGGGGGCGATTTCTTCGGGGACCTTAATAACTAATAAACACACTTTTCAGGAGGGCTAAACCATGGCTACGGCGGCAACCAGGGCGATGGATAGAGTTGATGCAAAATGGAAACTTTTGGAAAAGATGTATCGCGAAGACCCGCACCAAAAAGAGGTTGAGGTAGAAGAAAAATTAAACATCCCCAGACGGTGCAAACACTGCGGGAGGAACCTTGACGAATACACCGACCGCCCAGGGCGAAAAATTGAGTATCACATAAACTGCAGAGCAATCGCTACATACCAAGCGAC